CAGATGCAACCGTAATATTGGAACCATTAAAGTTAATATTATTAAATATAACATTTGAACCCGTAATTGTTATGGCAGATAATAATGTATTACCAACGGTATTGTAGGTTGCTAAAAAAGAAATTATGCCCCCACCAAACAAAGTTACATTGCTTGTTGTAATTGTTAGCTCAGATGTAATACCAAAAGTGTACCCATTTGGAAAATAAATATTTTTGCCAGTATTTAATGCGGCTTGAATGGCAGATGTATCATCTGTAGTACCATTACCTATAGCGCCAAAATCTAATACGCTTACGCTTTCTGTTAATTTTGTAGTAAATGGTACATTGATCGCGCCTGCGCCAGTTTGTTGAAATTTAGGTATTAAAGTAGTCATTTTTCTATCCTATACAGATGTAATTGTTTCCCATGCTGTAGCCCCACCAACACGCAGTTTGTTTAATGTAGTATCAAAATATATGGCGCCTTTAACATAAGCTGGCGCCCCCGCTGTAGTAGCTTGCTGAGGGTATATTAGCCCACTTACATTTAAACTTCCAGTGCCTTTATCTACAGTATTACCTATTGATACGCCGCCAGTAGATGATATTCTAACTCTTTCAGTAATAACCCCTGAAGTTGCATCTGAGGTAGCAAATACCAAATTACCCGCCGTTGCGCTGTCTGTTTTAGAATATATTGAAGCAGCTGAAGTTAAGGCTGCTGAACCAAATACTAAACTTGGTGAAACAACCGCGCCTCCAGTAGTGCTAAATACATTTAACGTATTATTGTTTACTGTAACTGTACCGCCTTTTACAGCTAAGTTACCCGTTGCATCTATAGTTAATCTATTGGTACTGGCCGTAGCAAAACCTAAACTATTAGCTGAGGGTAAATATATTCCATTGCCTGAACCAGGTAAAGCCGAACCTGTAGGAATTAAAGCCGTGCCGACCATAGCACTAATAGATGTTAATGTACCTATAGGCGATAATGTTAATAAAACTGTGCTTGTGCTTGCATTTGTTTGTTGTCGCCAATTAAATGATGTGGTAGCGGTAGTAAAAGTATTCCAGTAATTGACTTCTCCACTTCCGCTACTAAAATTCCAAGCTTGAGCGCCACCAGTATTAATAGCAGGGTATGTTGTACCAGTAGTATTAAAAGAGTTATATAAGTATCCTGTGCTAACTTTAGTTGTACCAGTAGTTATACCTGTAGTAGTTAAGGTAGTGCCATCAAATTGTAAATTAGTAGATTGATTTAATGTTGTAGTACCTTGACCATACGGAATATAGTTTGATGTATAAACTGTCCCTGAAGTAACTGCGTCAGGCAACCAATTAGTACCATTATAATATACAGGAATTGACACTGCCCCGCCGCCTACTACAGGCACACCCATAGCAGGCGCTAAAGCATCACTAACAAAAGACCTTGCGCCACTTGTAGTAGCGGGTAATGTAGCTACTGTATATACAGTTTGGTTAAGCACGCCTTGAATTAATGTAGTAGACGCATAAGTAGGCTCACCAATAGTAATATTAGTCGCCCCTCCTGTAGATCCTGTACCAATATTAATTGTTTTAGTAGAACTACTATTAGCACCATAAGCCATATTAATAGTTAATGTAGCTGATGTTCTTCCAATATTAATTGTACTTGTTCCAGTAGCATTATTACCTAAAGTTAATGTCTGACCTAATGTGCTTCTACCTATGCTAAGCGCGCCTGTTTGTGACGTACCGCCGATATTTATAAGTGATGTAGATGGCGTATTTACAGTAAATGACCCATTTAAAGTCATAGTATTACTAAAAGTAGAAACCCCTGCAAAGGTCTGTGTAATATTTCCTAATGTTGCAAGTGCACCTGTAATAGTAGGTAAGTTATAGGTATATGAAGTTGCAGTTGTTAATGCACTTAAATCAAAATTAGCTTGTTTAGTATTATCTGTTATATCTTGTAGTGTAAAGCCTGACCCAGTTACTGACATAGTTGGCAAGGTGTTTAATACAACGCTTCCTGTGCCTGTAACACCATAAGATGTACCCCATGCCGTGCCAGTTGAATTAGGTATACCTGCGGCTGGATAAATCATAGGCGCAGTATTTGCTATAGTAATACTACCTGAACCATTAGTTATTGATACACCTACACCTGCGGTAAGCGTAGATTTAGCTAATGTGTTATCTATAGTATTACCTATTAGTAATTCACCATCAGCAAATGTTGATTGACCTGTACCGCCTGACGATACATTAAGTAGTCCACCTATAACTACATTGCCTGTAGTTGCGGTATTGGGTGTTAAACCTGTAGTACCTGCGCTAAATGACAATACACCTGTATTAGTCAATGTAATAGTACCTGCGCCATTAGTAATTGTAATACCATCAGCAGGATTTAATGTATTAAGCACATAGCCATTAATCGCATCGCCAATTAGCAATTGCCCATTAGTAGGAAGCGTACCTAAGCCTGTACCGCCATTGTTAATTTGAACAACCCCTAGATTAGCCCCGACAATCGTGTATATATTATTAAAAAATATAAACCATTCGCGGGACATTAATCCTGTACGTGGGTCGATTAATTCAACGCGAGGCGCTGGTATTTGGGTAATATTAAGCATTGCTTGGACTGAGATGTAACTCAGCACCTAAAATTACAATCTTAACTGGATCAGAACCTGATATTTCATACACGCGGTCACGTATTTTATTAGTCATACCAAGCCTACGCCAAAAAGTACGGAATCCGTATTCACCAATTTTACCCATTGAAGCCCAATGTTCACTAGACCATGTATGCCCGCCATCATCTGACCAACGTAACATACATTGAGGGTTATAACCTGGTGCTTCAGGGTATGAAGTTGTAGTTAAATATTCACCAGCTTCAGTCGTAAGGTAAAGTCCTGCTTCAGTTAATAACTTTTCTTGTCCATCATAAGCAGGATAAAGATTAAGACCTACACCTGTTTCAGCATCTAATTGCAAACTATGTTGTGCGGTACGTGTAAGGTTATTTTGACCAGTAGGCATTGCTCGCCATGAGCGTAGCCATTTTTGTTCTTGCCCATTATCAGCATAGATACTTAAATCTAAAGTATAGATATTGCCATTTTCAAAATCACCAACGATAATATTTCCTAAGAAATTACATTGACAATTTGAACGATGCCGCGTAAATGCGCCATCAGCCCATCCAGCACGCTCATGCCAAGCACCTGTAGCTACATCATAAACCCATGTAGCATTAGCCGTAGGGAATGTAAGCACGTAGAACGCATGACCTTCTTGTTGGTATGTATAAGCTATAGCATCTGAGATAACGCCATACTGAGCGATTGCGTACTCAATAGCATGGGTTGATATACGTTGTCCTGTATAGCCATTAGCCCGATAAACAATACCTTGTCCGCGAGCATCCGTACCTAACCAAAATAAGCCGTTATCAAGCTTGGCAATAGAAAAGGTTGCAACGCAACCAATCTCATTAAATGCACCCTGAATACGAGCTAGAGGAAAATTAGGTGCCCCTGCATCATACCAAACCTCAACGGTTTCAGTACCAAAAATCCATAATTCACGATGGTCTACAATAATGCCTGATACGCCATCAGGTGAACCTTCAGCACTAGCAAAAGATAAAGGGTCAATTTGAGTACCGTCTAATAATTCAGAAGTCCAAATAATTTGACTATTAGGTTGATTAAATACAAAATACCCATCTAAATAACCTACTGTTACCGCACCAGGATAATCAGGGTCAGTAATTTTAGCAAAAGTATTAGCTGGCTCATTATAAATATAACCATCAGGATTACAAGCAAAGAATATTTGCGTACCGTTATCTGCGATAGATACAGGGCCAGTACCTGATACTGTGCCTATTAATTGAGGTGTAGCAGTAAGACTTTCTAATTTATATACTTCTTGCCCTGACACTACATAAAAATCAGCGCCATTAGTTTGATGCGCCCATAATGCGCGTATTGGGCCAGTGCCTACAGACTGTAAAAAGTTAAGCCCAGGCGTTCTGTTAAGAAAACCTACTTCTTTTCCGCCTTCAGGTGTTTGCTCAGGGAAAAGGTTAACCATACGGTTATCCGCTGCATTAACGCTTCGTGCTACATAACTTGATCCAAGTATAGGTGTTTTCATAGATTAAACGTATGAAGGATACCATTTAGTTGTAGTTACATCGTAGACTAAAGTCAAAGCCCTATTAACTACCGCAGTGCCTAATACGGCTATATTACCTGCGGCTGTCCATGTAAACGCGCCTGTAGGTATTAAAATAATTGTGCCTCCACCTAAGATATAGGGCTTGGACTGTCTCTTATACACATCTCCGA